TACTGCTACCCGAGAAGATAGATATGTTAACGAACGTTGGCACACACTGGGAAATATGTTTAGTTGTCCGATATACAACAAAGACTACTTGGCCACACACGTTGATCAGCGAGGACTTTTAATAAAAACCCTAGCTTATATCAAAGCAGTAAAAACATTGTTGGAAAATCGGCAAGTGCAATGGAAGTTTTTATCCATGGACCATTTTGATTCTCTAAATATCTATCAAGATGTAGTTGATTCAATTGCACCAAGTTATTATACTGTGCTGTTCAACACCGGATGGCCCAACAGAAACGGTGACCCTCATCCTAGTCCTGCACAGCATTTGGCCTATCTGGATGTAGTATTGCCAGGCTGGGTGACAAAAGAATCTACTCGTGTTATAATGCAAGAAGAAAGTATTGATCTAAATAAAAATCCCCGCAAGTCGGGAATGACAAAGGTAACAAGACTATGAAATTTAAAGTAAGCGAACTATTTTATTCAGCACAGGGCGAAGGACGCTATGTTGGCGTGCCGTCAATATTTTTGCGCATGTTTGGCTGTAATTTTACCTGTTCAGGGTTTGGATGCAAGCCCGGTGAACGATCAACTGGTGCTGACGAAGTGGCCAAGACAGTACACCTGTACAACACATTTGAGGAACTGCCCTTGGTAGAAACTGGCTGTGACAGTTATGCATCCTGGCATCCTGCATTCAAACACTTGAGCCCCACATACACCGCAGACGAACTGGTGGCAAAGATGGCTGCACTGCTGCCGCATGGTAACTGGCAACAGCCCAATGGTAATCCTGTGCATTTGGTTATCACAGGCGGTGAACCGCTACTGGGTTGGCAACGTGCCTATCCAGAATTGTTGGACAAATTACACGAACGTGGCCTGCGTCACATCACATTCGAAACCAACGGTACCCAAGAGCTCAGCAGAGAATTCAAACAGTACTTGTCTGCCTGGATGGGCGAAATCACATTCAGTGTCAGCCCCAAACTGAGTGTGTCCGGAGAGACCTGGGAAGATGCCATCAAGCCCGACATCATCTGGGACTATGAAACATACGGTGTGACCTATCTCAAGTTTGTGGTGGAAAAAATTGCAGACTTTGATGAACTGGACCGTGCTGTGGACGAGTATCGACTGCGTGAGTTTAGTGGCCCTGTTTTTGTCATGCCAGTGGGCGGTGTTGTGAGTGTGTATGATGGCAACAGATTGAATGTGGCCGATGAAGCACTACGGCGTGGCTACTGGTACAGTCCTCGACTGCATGTGGATCTCTGGGGCAACGGCTGGGGAAAGTAACACCGGACACCCAAAAAGTGACTGACAAATCAAATCTACTCAAGGGACGCAACAGCTACGATAGCACCAGCACAGGAACTCTTGTTCCATTTTTGAACAGGAATGTCACCCCTTATGCTACTGAAGCTGGAGGTCCTAAATTTGATTTGATTCCTGTCACTGAGCAAAAAGATCTAATGATCAATCATGCCAGGATGTATGCCCAGCAAGAGTATGATCGTATAATGTCCCTAGTGCATGTGCTGGAAGAACAGGCTGAGCAAATTAGACGCAGACTGGAAATAACAGATGCAGTACATGGGGCCGAGTTCCAATTTAGATTGGTAATGGGCAACTGCTATTGGTTGGTCTGGAACAAGAGACTAGAGAAAACATTGTTGGTACTCACTGGACCAACAAAATGGGGCACTGGTGCTCCGGAAGACTACCAGTATCTGGCACAGGTGAAATACATGGGCGACCATACCTGGATGGAAATAAAAGAGGATTGATATGGGATTATTTGATAAACTATTTGGAAAAAAACCCGAGCCAGCGGCAGAAACAAAATCAGCAGCACCCAAAGTTCGTGTGCTCAAACAAGAGCCCAAAAGCGAAAAAGAACTTGCCACAGCAGCTGGCGAACCGTACGTGGCCATTCTCAAGATGGACATCGATCCCAATAACCTGCACCAGGGCAGTTTTGAACTGGACTGGAATGAGATCTTTGTGAGTCGCTTGGTCAAGGCTGGCTACATGATCAAGCCCAATGATCTGGATGTGGACATTGTGGATCGTTGGTTTCAGACTGTGTGCCGTCATGTTGTGATGGAAACCTGGGAACAAGAACAAGCCATTATCAAGGGTGCAGGACAGTATGTGAACACTCGAGACATTGGCGATGGCAGGACTGAAGTGTCATGATTTTCAATCATATCAAACAACTCAAGGCTGATGGTAAAAAAATTGGCATCTCTTTCTCCACCTTTGACATGCTGCATGCAGGCCATATTGCCATGCTATCAGAAGCCAAGAATCACTGTGACTATCTCATATGCGGCTTGCAAACAGATCCCACAATTGACAGACCCGATACCAAGAACAAGCCCATACAAAGCATTGTAGAACGACAGATACAATTGAGTGCATGCCGCTATGTAGACGAAGTTGTTGTTTACCAAACTGAACAAGACCTTGTTGACCTCTTGCTAATCCTACCATTGGATGTTCGTGTGCTGGGTGTGGAATATCAAGATAAAGAATTTAGTGGCCAGCATGAATGCTATCAACGTAACATTGAACTTGTGTTTAATGGAAGAGATCATTCATTCTCTAGTTCAAGCCTACGCAAGCGTGTGGTTGCTGCTGAAAGTCACAAGGTACTGCTACAAAAATGATCTTGTATGTAAATGGTTGCAGCCATAGTGCAGCCGCTGAGGCGGTGGTCAATCACGCCTGGTCATGCGATGACGGTGATTTATGGGGAACAGGAACTGAACCGCACCCTATTAATTTATCAGTCAGTTACGGCAAAAGAATAGCAGACGTTCTGGGGGTAGACTTGATATGCCAGGCCAGTTCGGGCGGCAGCAACGATCGTGTTATTCGCACAACAAAAGAGTGGATCAATCGCAATCAAGATCGTTTGGCAAATACATTTGTAATTTTGCAATGGACCACTTGGGAACGAGAAGAATGGTTGCATGATGGCACATGGTATCAAGTGAATGCCAGCGGGGTAGACACTGTTCCGCTTGAACTGCAAGAACGCTACAAGAACTATGTGGTAAATGTAGATTGGCCCAGTAAAACTCTTGACGCACATGATAAAATTTGGGCAATGCATTTGTACCTCAAAGACCTAGGCGTGCAGCATTTGTTCTTTAGTGGCCACAGTACATTTAGTGATATCCAGAATCAACACGACTGGGGCAAGAACTACATGTATCCTTATGTTCGGGGAGAATCCTATCACAATTGGCTAATAAACAACGGTGGCACCTATGCCAATGCCAAAAGTTATCATTTTGATGCCAAAAGTCATAGACTTTGGGCTGAACATGTGCTACAATACATTAAAGATAACCAACTACTGGGCCCTGATGAAATACCTTCTTATTGACACAAGCAACATGTTCTTTCGAGCACGGCATCAAGCACACCGTGCTGCGGACTCCTGGACCAAGCTGGGGTTTGCACTGTATCTAACTCTGATGAGTGCCAACAAGGTTGTGCGGCGTTTTCAAGCAGACCATGTGATATTCTGCCTGGAAGGGCGCAGCTGGCGCAAGGATCACTACAAGCCCTACAAGGCCAATCGTGCTGTGGCCCGTGCTGCCATGAATGACGATCAGGCCGAAGAAGACAAGCTGTTCTGGGAAACCTATGATGAGCTGACTAAATACCTGAGCAACAAGACCAATTGCAGTGTGATCCGCGAGCCCCAGGCCGAAGCAGATGACATCATTGCACGATGGATAGCCTTACACCCCCAAGACGAACACATAGTGGTCAGCTCAGACACAGATTTTGTGCAGTTGATCGCGCCCAATGTCAAACAGTACAATGGTATCACAGATGAGCTGATCACAATAGATGGCATATTTGATGTCAAGGGACAGCTGATCAAGGACAAAAAGACCAAGCTGCCCAAGACTGTGCCCGATCCTGCCTGGTTGCTGTTTGAAAAATGCATGCGTGGCGATACCAGTGACAATGTGTTCAGTGCATATCCCGGTGTGCGAACCAAAGGCACCAAGAACAAGGTTGGGCTAGAAGAAGCCTTTGGCGACATGGGCAAAAAAGGCTATGCCTGGAACAATCTCATGTTGCAGCGTTGGACCGACCACAATGGTGACGAACACAGAGTTCTGGATGATTATGAACGCAATCGTTGTCTAATTGATCTCACAGCACAGCCACAAGAGATCAAGGATCTAGTGGATGCTGCCATACGTGATCAAGTGAGTCACAAGGACGTGGGACAAGTGGGCAGTCACTTTTTGCGATTCTGTGGCAAGTACGAATTGGTCAAGTGCAGCGACTCAGCAGACAGTTTTGGACGCTGGTTGAATGAAACCTACAAAGGAGTGTTGAATGAACAGCATAGTGGCTAAACCAGTGATAGCAGATCGCTACTGGATACTTAAAAAAGACGACCGCAAGATTGGTCAAATTGAAGCTGACGCAGAGGGCATTGTTGTAAAAATTCAAAACACAGTGCAACGATACAAAACGCTCAAGATGGCAGGTCGTGCTGCTGGAATTGAATTTGCAGAAAAAGAATCAGTGACTCCGTCACAAGATCAACAGGCCTACGGCTATGACACCGGTGGTGTGGTACACAATGCCATGTGGGACGTTACCCATCGATTGCCGCTGTTTACTAGGGACAACAAATCCAAGTCCTGGTTTGCTGCCGGTTGGTATCGAGTAAAACAACATCGCACCTGGAAGACTGTGCAGAACCCCAAACTTATTACCTTGCAACGCTATGCATATCAAGGTCCTTTCCACTCCAAGGAACAAGCAAATGAATCCGTTTAGAGATCAAGAAAAATTCATGAAAGCCTGCGATCAGAAAACTGATGCGTATGCAATTTCTCAGTACAAGATGTATCTGAATCTAATAGACGAAGAACATGCCGAACTCAAACAAGCAGTTGTAGAAGATAACATAACTGAACAGCTGGATGCCTTGATTGATATTTTAGTTGTTACTATTGGTGCCATTCACAGTGCTGGTTTTGACGGCGAAGGCGCCTGGAAAGAAGTCATGAACACAAACTTTGCCAAGATTGATAAAAAGACCGGCAAGGTTCGCAAGCGTGAAGATGGTAAAGTGCTAAAGCCAGTGGGCTGGAAGGCTCCAGAACTGACACAATTCGTCAAAAGAACATAGTATGAGCTTACACATCAATCGGTTTGTTGATTCAATCAAGGCACACGAGAGTCGTGGGCAAAAAGACTTTGTCATGACCCTGCGTGACGCCAAGGATCTGCACGGTGACATAACCAAACTGCTGATGACCCTGGCTGCCATGCGAACTGTGCCTGTTGAGAACTCAGTAACAGAGGTGGTTTTGGATGGTGGATCATTTAAAAGCACATAGTTAATGGCATAAATAATGCTATGAGTAGACCCAAGCCTCAAGTGCTGATTGAGCACATAAACAAGCAAACCTACAAGACCGAGCAAGTGTTGGCCAGCGAAGGCGTGTGGGCAGTGTTCTACGAGGCCAAGCCCATCAATCTCAAAACTGCAAACATGCTGACCCAGTATCCAGGGCCCAAGTATAAAAAAGTTAGTTTTTCAAATCCTGGCCATGCAAAAAATCTGGCCAAGAAACTAAACACACAGTTCAAAACAGACAAGTTCACAGTAGTGCTATTGACTCAGGGGGCGCAGATATACCCCGATGTTCGATAAGATCCAACTCACCCAGCAAATCCTACAAGGCTTGCCAGCAGACGATTGCCCGGTCTTTGACCAAGCATTTGCCGACTGGTGGATGGATTCTCGCGATGGCGGCGGCATGCGTTTGACCACCGCAGGCTATCAGGCCATTACCACCTTTGACATCAAGATGTATGTGTTTGACATTCCGGCACACACTCTGCTGCCACGACATCTGCTGTTGATGGATCGAAAACTGGATTGTCCCTACTATCTCAAACTGGCAAGGAAATTACAGATCACCTTGTTTGGCAGCGAGCAGGCCCTGATGATGACCATGTACGGGGATTTTGACCGGTTCATGCGGTATCTAGCACGTATCTAGCGGTTGACCATTATTCGCCAATACGCTACACTAGTATTTGCAGCAGAAATTGTTGTAAAATAACCACAATTTGCCCGATTGACCAATATTGCCCGAAATGCTATAATATACGCATGGAAGCAAAAAACACACCACGTAAAAAACGTTCAGATCGTACGCATGTGATCTACATGCTACAATCTGGTGCAGATTTTTACATTGGTGTTACTGCCAAAACTGCCAGCACAGTGAACCGTAGTGTTCAGACTCGTTTCAACAAGCATGTTTATCGTAGCAGAACTGAAGACAAGAGCTGGGCACTGTATGAGTGCATGCGTGAGCGCGGCGCAGACAGTTTTGCAGTGTTGATTGTTGACGCAGTGCGTGGCAAAAGTGCAGCTCATGCTCTGGAGCGTGAGCTTATCCGTTTGCATAAACCCAATCTGAACAGCGATGTTCGTGGATGCTAATTCGGTTGACCCTTATTCACCGAACTGCTATAATATACGCATAGACAGCAAAAAGGAGCCAGAAATGATCAAGCAATTTGTACAGGTTAGTGCCCACAGAGACAGCAATAATTTTGCACATTGTAGCAACCTGAGTCTGATGGCCAATCAGAACATGAGTGCCCTACAGGCCCAGCGCTACCTGCAGGTCATGGCAGATGACTATGCCCAGCGCGGATACGCCGTTGAGTGGATTCGTGAGGACTTTGATGCAGTGTACGAAGAAATGTACGGTGACCTGTTTGAGTCCTGTGCCGTGTTGAACTAACGCAGGAGTTGACGAATGTATAACTTGATTCTGGTGCTAGCCACAGGTGTTACCACCGTTGGCAATTATGCCAATATCAATTCTTGCCAGGCAGCGTTGGCACAATTTCAAAAGCAAAATGTCACAGCGGCCTGCGTACAGCATCCCAGTCCTGAACAAAGCATGACACAGGCCCTGGCCATGATGCAGAATTTTATGAAAATTATGGAGCAAAAATGACACTCAATGAAAAAATGAATCAAGACATTGACCAGTTGATTGCTGAACTTGAGCAAGCAAAACTCACTTGCACATATCTACAACGTAGTGCCGCAGTGCAGATGATTGCAGAAAAATGCAACAACTACAATGAATACTGGACTGATCGTTTGTACAGTCTAGTGGACTAGTACGGGTATTTTATTTTAACAAGTAGGAACACAATGGAAAAATTTATGGAATGGTTTGGTCGTTACCGTAAAACGATTGGATATACCGTTGGTGGTGTTAACTTAGGTTCTGGCATTGCCGCAATTGCTGGTGGAAGTTTTTGGCCTGGAGCATTATGGTTAGTCTTGGGTGCGGCAATAATTTTAGATGCAAAGATGTTCAAATAACATTGTGTGAGTGCTATTGAAAAAGACCTAGGTCGATCAATATTACCTCTTGTGTTATAATAAGTACAGCAACAAGGAGCACGACATGATGGTTATGGTAGCAAAAACAACAGACGGGCGATTCGTAGAAGTCGTGCGGGTTGCTGAAACTGTGGCCTTCAGTGACGAGCCAGGCTGGGTTATGATCTGCATGGACTGGGAAAACTCAGAACGCAGAAAAGCCCAATTCAAATGGATACCAGCCAGCACCAGATTTGAA